AATGTTAATGTACAAGTCTTTGATCCTACTGCTGTGGCTGAGACACCGTAAATTCTATCGGTTGTCGTAGGAAGCCTACCTGAGCCCGGATCAGTAGTAAGTGTCCCTGTTACTAGTGTGCGCTCTATCCATACTTCTGAGGTCGTTCCGCTGGTTAGCCACGAGCCCTCTGATGCACCATAGCTACCAGTATTAGTTGACTCGTACCAATCCCCGTCGTTGTCGCACTTGACGTTACATACGCACGTGCCACTGACTTTGTATCTGAGGTGAGTAGTGATAACACTAGTGTCTACTGTCGGGCCAGATGCTCCCGCATCATCAAATATAGCCATCTTCTTACGTAACAAGGGCTGATCCTGATACTTTCCATGAGGTCGTGGCTACCTTGTGGATGACTGCCGAAGCGCCAGCCGCCAGTGTCCTCGTCCCTGTGGTGTTGTCCTTGCTCCACGTCAGCGTGTCTGTGGTTATTGCCAGAGACCAGTCAACTGAGGAGTCGTTCTCTATGCCGATCATCGTACCTACAGGGAACGCTATCGAAGCGTTAGCTGGGATGGTGATAGTCTGGGCTGCTGTAGAGCCCGTCATCCGTATAGTCTCGCCCTCGTCTGCCAGTGCCAGCGTGTAGTTGGCTGTCTTGCCGTTGACCGTGCTGGAGTTCTTCTCCTGATCGGTGGGGTAGCCGTCTATCAGTATGCTGCCAGCCCCGGAGCTAGTCAGTACTAAGTCACCAGAGCCAGAGGTACCTATTGTCAGGTCTGCCGTGCCGCTGCGGGTGATACTAAGTACTTCGGTACCGGAAGCTGTGATCGTAGTGCCATCAGTGGATACTAGGTGAGACACATTGAAATTAGTGATGCCGGTTATGTTCCAATCGGTAGTACCGGTGAAGTCTGTGTTGAAGTCCGTACCGTCGTGGTAGAACCGTCCCCTGTCTGAGTTAGTGCTGTCAAGGAGGGTTAGCGCCATCCCCGACATTAAGTCTATGTCTGTGAACCCGTCGAAGTTCAGGTCCGTAGTGTTGGTGCCTGTCCAAGTAAAGTCAGTACCGTCGTGGCGTCCCTCAATGTAGTCTGTATCTCCGTCATCACTGATACGTATACCTAGGTTGTCTCTAATCCAGAACAGCGGAGTATCTGGGTCCATCTCTACAAACCGATACTTCGTGCCGCCTGTGGTGTACACGTTGAAGCGCATGTTTGACCCTTCAACACTATTGTCAAAGGTCAGCGCAGCGCCAGTACTAGCGTTGTATCCCCATCCGCCTAGGTACTCATCTACGGGACCCCACATATTGTAGGTGCCGCGATAGGTGGTCGCTGCTACTGGTGGATCGCTCGGCGTTCCTGCCGTTGCCCCTATGTACTGATCTACCTGCCTAACGTTGTAGTAGAAGTAGATATAGTTTGCACTTGAACTTGCATCAAAGAACACGTTCAGGCCATTAGTAGTGCCACTAATCGAAGAATTAGTGATCTCCGCATAGCGAGCAGGGTACGTGCCGTCGTCGTCGCCAAACCTAAGGGGCTTCTGTAGGAAGAAAGTAGTGCCATCCCACGTTACGTCTGTGCCAGTGTTGGACAGATCATTAAATGCTAGAGCCGCACCAACTGCTGCTGCGTGCTGCGTTACTGCTGACTCTGGTACGTTCGCGTCGGGTATGTTCGCCCACGTGACCGCACTGGTGAGATCGTTCGTCTCTGCTGACGCGCCGCTTGCGGCATTAACTAGTTTGTAACGTCTACGTGACAAGAACGGTCTCCAAGAATAAGTGGGGCAGCATTGCGGCTGCCCCTAGATAGTTTTAGATAGCGTCGTAGGGAACTACCTTAACTCGGACGGTGCCCGAGGCAAGGTTTGCACCAGTCGCGTCACCCAGAAGGGAGACGGTCACGGTGTCTGCCGAGCTTACTACCGCACTCACAACCAAGTCGTCCGCGAAAGCGTCCGTCAAGGCGTCGAGAGATGCGAAAGCAAAGTCGCCTACTTTAGCACCCGGAACCGTTACGGTCGTAGCAACGATTGTAGTCGTTACTGAACCGGGGTCCCAAGTTGCTTCAGCTTGCATACCTGACATTCTACTCATAATATGTTCCTCCTAAGGGATTAGGCATTCGGAACGATGAGCGCAACGCCAGCTTCAGGACGCATAAGGCCAACGCCATACAACTGGTCAGCCGTGAACAGATCAGCCAAGAATTCCTGCTTGTACTGGGTCTGCGTACGGGGACGAAGTTGCTCAGCGAGGACACATGCTTCCTTCTGAACGAGCAAACAAGCGCGATAGGCGGTAGAGTCGTTGGCTTCAACAGTCGCACAGTTGGTCGAGACGTATACGGGGATACCGTAGATGTCACCGATCAGACCGTTGCGGATCGTGTTGCTGCCACCGGCTTCGCCAGTGAACGCTTGCTCTGTGAAGCGACTGATACCCATGAGCTTACGCTTCTCGATAGGCGGCACGACCAGCGAGCGCATACGGCTCGGGACGTTGCTGTCATCAAGATGCTGAATAGCCCGGCGGATGCCTGCGTCGGTCAGCGTAGTACCGTTACCAGAACTAGCCTGAGACCAAGCCGTAGAGCCGTCTCCGCCAATTACTGCTTTCGAGTACGCCGAACCAGCCGTCGTCTTCGTTGCGAGGGTGGGATCACCACCGCCGAACGTAGCACCAAGCTCGTGCAGGTCGTCGTCTACTTCCGTTGCGAGGGCATAACCAGCGTCATCCGTAATGAACGGACGATACGAGTCAAGTGCCTGAATTTTAGCGATGTCTTCGATCAAACGAGAGTACTCGAAGTGAGTAGCAATCGTGAGGTCAAAGTCGCTAACCGTTTGAGCGATGAGAGTGACTGCTGACGCAGCGCCCTTGGCCGTCGCACTGCCGCGTGCTGGACGCGGAATGTGGATCGTATCGCCCTTCTGGCCTACGAAGTTAAGCGTAGTTACCAGTTGGGGCATTACCAAGTTTGCTTTGTACGCAGCCAGAACCTCATCAGACCACAACTCAGGGATGAAACCATTGGTTCCAGCGAGTGCGGCTTGTGTTACAGCATTAGTTGCTGCGAAGGTTGCTGACATGAGATGTTACCTCTTGCGTGGTGGGTTAAAATTACAGGTTAGTCACGGACATTCCCTGCTTGCAGTGCATCTCGGTATGATTTAGCGTGTGCCTTGTAGTAGTCGTCAGCGGCTCTGTCACCTTGCTTGGCTCTCGTCATAATCTGCAACATCTCCCTACGGGAGTATGTCTCAGGGGCCGGGGCTTCTGCCCCAGACCCAGACTCAAGACTTACTTGGTCCAGTTCTGCGTCGGAAACTACAGGCGTAGCGTTCATAGCCTCGTACATTGTAAACAAGGCATCCGCTGCGACCATATCGAAGTTGTCTGCCCTCTTGATAAGCTCCAAGCGGGTTTGGTCTTCGGTGATCCAGTTTGCGAACTCAGGGGTTTTTACAGTCTCTTGAAAGTCGGGGTGTCTAGTGTTGAACTCTGCCATGATTGCCTCACGTCGAGTCTGCTCTAACTCCTTCTCAAGTTCCTGTGCCCGTTTGATCGCAGGATGCGAATCTACAGCCCTACGGACTGCTTCATCTGGATTCTCATAAATATCGTCCGGTGTGATGGGACTTACTTCCTGAGAATCGGCGGCTTCGTCTTCCGGTGTGGAGAATGTTTCAACGTATCCATCTACAAGCTGGCGATAGTCTCCAAGTTGCTGGCCTTGACGGCTGTATGCTACTTCGAGGTCCTTGTAACGTTTCTGCCAATCCGTGTCAGGGGTAGAGGTTTCACGCTCCTCCTGCTGTTCACTTGCTTGGATTATTTCGTTGTCTACTGCATTCTCTTCGTTAGACTTCTGTGCTAGATGCACGTAATCTTCATATTTAGCCATGTCTATGACTCCTCAATGTTAACCGCTCCACAGAAGGGTGGTGTACGGTTTAGTTTCTGCTACTCCCGAGGAAACGGTGTATAGCAGCCCTCTTAATGATGCGCTTGCCCTGCTTTCTTGTGGCGCTCTGTCAAGCGGTCTCCACTGGTTTCAAAGGCTCCCGGCATCCCGATGTTCGCCATGGCCTCGATGTCGAGTCCCGGCGGCTTAAGAACGACCTGCTTGGAGGGTGTGCCGCATTGTGGGCATTCTCCAATAGCGTGGTCTTTCATTAGTTGCTTTAGCTCAAAGTAGCCATGCTCTTCGCACTTATAGTCATATCGCGGCATCGTTACCTGCCTCGATCTCTTGTGCCCTGATCGTGTCTTCTCTGAGGTT